TATCAGACTCAGGCTTTGCGGTGCCCTCTGCAATTTCTGTTGCTGCGTTTGTAAAGGCCAGTTCGCGCAATGAGCTTACCGAGCTGGTCGCCACGGTGATTGTCGGGATCATCTGACGAATGGTAAGAGGTGCGGTGCTACCAGGGATGACGCCAGGGCGCTGCATCTCAAACGGCATGTTATCGCCAGTGACGACAGTGTTCTTGACTTCGAAGCGAGCCTTTTCCCGCTGACCAGAAGCCAGAGCCTTGAACTGCTCGGAGTTGATGAACTCAAAACCGGCAGTCTTTGCCTTATGCTCTTCGAGAGAGGCGGGGGTCTGACGCTGTGCCAGGTCCGCAAGCTCGTCGCGCATGGTTTTGTATTGTTCTGACAGCTCATCAATCTGGCCTGTCAGTGCGGTGGATGCTTTGCCATGCTCGACCAGCTCTTGGTCGTACTTCGCCATAGCGGTCTTGATGGCTTCGCCGTGCGCGTCAAGCGCTGTTTTGATTTCTGAAACTTCCATTAGGATTTCCTCGCGGTGATTTGGTTCGTTGCTGCCTGAATGACAGCTAACAGTTCGCTGGCCTTGGTTTCGTCGTCGCGCTCACCGCGAGACAGAGACTTGATGCGCGCCACCAGCGCTGTCGCATCAGCCCTTGAGAACCCGGCAGCATCACGCAGCAGGGCTTCAATTTGTTTCAATGAGTCGGCCTCTTTGATGGCTGACTTGACGCTAGCCACCGTTGCCGAAAGATCGGCGGGAGACTCCACAACGCTGATCTCTACCAGATCAATCTCTTGCAGGTCATAGCCGCCCGTCTTGTTCTCCACTTCTTTAACGGCCCGGTAGCCAATAGACAACCCGGTAACGGCTCCGTGCTTCAGTAGCGCGTAAGCGTCATCAGCTACGGAGTGGCCTTGTGTTAGCTCGCCTTCAACGAACAGGCCCGTCTCGTCCTCTTCCATTTTTACCCACTTGCCAATGATTGGGCCGTGGTGATTCCACCGCATAGCAATGGGCTGTGGCCTTTCGCCGATGGTGCTCTTGTAAGCGCCTGGAATAATGGTGTCGCCGTAGCTGTCCACCCCGCCAAACACTGAGGCATAGCCGCTGAACTTGTGGCCATCTCCGACCATTTTCAGGCCGGTTGCGTCGAGACTAAGATTCTTCCGTTCCATTCGGTAGCTCCCCAGGCTTTTGACCTGCTTGCTGTATAGGGATCATTGCACCCTGAATAAGTAATTGGTCGCCGCCAGGCAGCGCCGGCTTGCCTTCACTGATACGCGCCTCGTTGGGTGTGCACTGGGCGGAGTTAATGGCTTCTCGGTTGGCCTGCATTCGGGTGAGCAAGTCGGCCCGCAGCAGCGCGGCGTCAAAGTCAAATTCACATTCGTATTTTGCATAGTCGCCGGGAGCCATTAGCCAACGCGGGACTGATGCCTCAAACTTTTCAAGATAGGGCCGGAGGTTCAGCTTGTAGAAGGCTGAAAGGATCTCGTACACGTTTGACCCAAGCGCTGACTGGCCGAACGTCTGGTTAAGAAGTATCGACGGCACGCCAAAGAAACGGCCAATGTCCTCGATCTGGAATCGCCTGGAGTCCAGCAGCTGGATGTCTTGCGGGCTCATGCTGACCTGGGTGTATTCCATCCCGGCTTCAAGCACAAACAGCCTGTCTTCGTTGCCCTCTTCCAGTCCTGCGAATGCCGCCCGTACTTGGGTCCTCTGCGCGGGGGTCAGTGTCTTGTCAATGGTCAGAATGCCGGATGGCTTCGCACCATTGCTGTAGACCTTGCTTACGCGGTTGTCAGCAGCCAGGGCAATGCCGATAGAGTTGCGGGCATATGAAAGTGGAGACAGCCCCACAATGCCGTTACCGAAAAGCTTGACGTGCCACATCGTTTGGTCGGTGTAAACCTTGACGTTTGCGCCGGTCGTGTATGTGTGGATCACCGTGCCATCAGTTAAAAGTGTCGTTTCAACCTGAGAGGATGAGACGGGCAGCAAGCCGATAATCCGAGATCCTGCGCGCTGAATGATTGCGTAAGCGTTGCCGCTGATAGCCAGGTTTAAGGCCATGCTCTCCCAGAATTCCACGTCTGTCTGGTACTGGTTTGGCCTTTGAGTGAGTACGCGATGAAGCGGATGGTTTACAGCAACCTTGCGGCCCTCCGGTCCTAACTCATAAATATTAAACGGCATAGAGCCGATGGATTCAGAGATGAGTTTGACCGCCGCCCATACCGGGCTGATCTGCATTGCGGTATCAAAGTTGACATCAGCCGCCGCCATTGTTCCGTAACTGGTAGGCATGCCCGATTGCAGCCCATCGACTCTAGGCGGTGCTCCCGGTGTTCTGAAAAATCCGCTAAGCGAACTAAATAGGCTCATTAGAGTACCAATGGGTCGGAGAGAAAGGAATCCATATCTATACCGTCGCCTTCATGGCCACCTGCCACACCGAGGGCCATGGCAAGTGACACCATGCCGTCGATGCGGCCTGTGGCCTTGTGTTTGTCAAGCTTGCGATTATTGGCCGGGTCTTTCGTGACGACTGCGTTTGCTGCACACATCGTTAGTACCGGGTGCATACCGTGGCGTAGCCGTCCGTTAAGTAGGTCAGACTCCAGCGCGTCAATTGCAGGGCTCATGTCTTTGAAGCCCTGGCCAAACTCGATCATCGGGAAGTCAAGATCGAGGGTTTCACACGCTTTCTTGAATACATCCATACGCCAGCGGTCAAAACCAACCAGCTCAATGTCCAGATCCGCCAGGATTTCAGCCATCTCGGCAGCGACAAAGCCGTAATCAACCGTCGCGCCGGGGGTTGTTCGCAAGAATCCTTCCCTTGCCCACACGTCATAAGGTGATCTATCCCGCTTTGAGCGCTCATGAATGCCCTGTTCCGGCGCCCAGAAGTAGGCTTGAACGTGGCGCACCCCTTCGGAATCGGTGCCGCAGAGCACCAGGGAGGTAAGGTCTGTCCGCGCTGACAGGTCAAGCCCGCCGTATACCGGCATCCCTGCCAGGTCATTCGGCTGTTCGCCGCAGGATTCCCATACCGACTTAGATACAAATGGCGACACGGTAGACACTCGCTGATTCAGACAAAGATTCCTGAACGTGTTCTCCGAGCTTGGCATTCTGTCGGCTCGCTCTGCCTGCTTCTCAAGATCCGCCAGCGACCGGAAGAGTCCCAGCGCAGGGTTGGCTTCTTTCCATGCCTTCATGCTTATTAGCTTGCTTTCAGGGCTGGCCGAATAAACATGGCTGACTATGTGCGGATCTTTCGAGCGCTCGGCATCGTCCAACCACACGGAGAACAGGTCTGCATCGGTGGCCGCCTGCGTGCTTATGGCAATCAGTAAGGGGTTATCGTGTGCGCCTTGGGCGGTTGTGATCGCATCAACAAAATCATCTTGCGGGCCTCTGACCTGTCCCACCTCGTCCAGTATCGCAAGCACCGGTGATAGACCGTGCGTCGTCTTGCCCTCGGCTGCCAGCGCTTTGTACTCGACATTCATGGGCTTGCCGATCAGCCGCTTACTGCTTGGGATAATGTGGACGATCTCCTGCAGGGCAGGATTAAAGTTGATCATCTTACAGGCCAGGTTAAACACGATGCCCGCTTGCTCTCGGCTCATGGCGCCGGAAACGATCTGTGAGTTCTGTTTAGCCTCTGGGCCTACCAAGTGAGCAAGCAAAATGCCTGCAATCAAGCCGGTCTTGCCGTTCTTCCTTGCGATGCTCAGGTATGCGGTGCTGGTTCCTGCCTTGTTGTCATAGACTTGGCGCAAGAATCTCTTCTGAAACGGTGCAAGCTTGAGCGGTTCGCCAATCAGTTTGCCTTCAGGGACGCGGCAGTAGTTTTCGATAAAGGCAATTACCCGTCCGCCTCTTGTCATGTTTGCCTCAGTGGACCGGGCGGGAGATAAGCTCGTCGGCCCCGTTCATTGTCTTTCTGGCGCTTGAGTGAAGTGCGTTTCTTTTCTGCTGGTCCCTCGACTCGCCCTGCGTAGCTCTTGCATGAACCTGTAAAGATCGCGAAAGCGCAATAGCCTGTGCGGAAAGGTCTGCCAGCACGCGATGCACAGGGCTTACCTTGTAGCTATCCGACTCTTTTATGAGCCTGGTGTTTTTTTCAGCTATTGCCGAATACTTTTCTATATCGTGATGGGTGCGAGCAAGGTTTGCTGCAAGGATAAGATCGTTTGGCGTCCAAGAATCTGCTGCGCGTGTTGCCACAATGTCATCCCAGAACGGGCGTACAGCGCTGCTCACCGACAAGTAGCCTGGCGGCTCAACTAATCCAGATGCGGCCGAGTGCATAGCCGCTGCGGCAGCGCTTGCGCTGTCACTTCGTTTTCTGCGGCTGCTCATTATTGACCTCTCTTGGCGAACATATTGTTGAACTTTTCGCCTGTTGATTCTAGTACGGCTTCTTTGCCGGTTATAGACTTGCCCCATGTATCCGTTTTGCGATGGCATGGCTTGCAAAGCGTTCTGCCGTTTTCAACATCAAACCTAAGATCAACATGATATGCAAATTGCTTAATGTGGTCTGCCTCCAGCCTCACCCTGTTTCCAGCGACGCTTTTATCGCCACAAAATTGGCAGGTGTAGTCGTCACGAACGAATACGGAAGTGCGCCAGTCAGCGTATTTTTTGCTGCGGCGAATGCCGTAGTTTATACCTCTTAATCCACCTTGCCAGTTTGCTGACTTTTCGCCCAAGTGAGCTGCTCTCATAAGATTTTTAGTTTCTC